CTAGTTAAATCGAATGACATCTATAAACCTGACGCCGCCAACTTGGCGACCGGCGACATCAGAATAGACCTCGACGGATAGATCACCATCATCACCGGAGTCAACTACAAGTATGCCGCGATATGTGACCGTCAGCGTCGCAGGGCTGGCGGCGGGCGAAAATGTAAACCAATTCGTGAATGACAACGTAGAGCCAAATAGCGATTCTGAAAAGTGGACAGGGTCAGTACCGGCTGACGAGTATGTGACGCTCGCATTATAAGTCGTGCTCCACCTCAGGCCATTGGAGCCAACCAGCCTGACGTGAATTTGATTCGTAAGTGCTGCCGCCGACATTCCGAACATGATTTCAACCTTGTGCTGGCCCGCCGGTATTGCGACACCGCTAAATACCTGAGTGGGCGACGAGGAGGATGTAGATACTACAGGGATAGCTGAGTCCGTCTGCGACACACTGACAACGCGGCCAAACGTATTTTCGTCAACTCTTACTTTGTTTGGGTTGTCTGGATCAACTTCGAAAAGAGGCACGACACCACCGGGTGCACGCACTACAAGCCGGTTAGCTTCAATCAGCGCAGTCACGTCACCATTATCATTAAATAGGCCTATTACGCCCGTGATGTCCGCCGCCGTAGCCTGTACCTGCCACTGTGCCGAAACGCCGTTTTCGATGCTTGACACAGTGTTTGACAGTGTGGTCACAGTCGAATTCAGGCTTGTTGCTAGTGCGTCAGCGTCGTTTGCGGTATTCAGTGCGCTTGAAGCATTCGCAGATACGGTCACAACTTGAGTTGCTAGCGCTTCCACTGTCTGGGCACCCCCGTCCACAGAGTCAAGCCGTGACGCCGCTGAGTTTGCCGTCAAAACAGCGGCATTAGCGGCGCTTTCGGCGTTTGAGGCGGTTGTGGATATTCCGTTAGTTTGAGCGGCTAGCGCCTCTATCGTCACATCTGAACCGTCGCCCGCAGTGTCGTTTATGCGCGACAAAAGCCCGTTGGCGGTGTTTAGCGCGCTATTGGCATTTGCGCTAGCCGTGGATGCGCTGGTGGCGTTTGCGGCAACGTCGCTAGCTAGGCCTTCAATTGTTTTTGATCCACCGTCAACGGCGTTTATGCGAGACTCTGCATTTTGCGAGGTTGTTAGTGCGGTGTTAGCCGTGTCGTTAGCGCTGTTTGCTGTGGTCTCAATTGCTGCTTGCTGTGCTGCAAGGCTCTCAACCGTCGTGCCAGCGCCGTCAACGTCATCTATGCGAGATTCAACATTCTGTATGCTCGTTAAGTTTGCGTCTGTGCTAGAGGTATTTGCTGCGACCTGTGTTGATGTTGTGCTAACGGTATCCGCAAGCGCTTCAATCGTGACATTAGAGCCATCACCCCCTACATCCTCAAGTCTGCCAGACGTTGATTGTGCAAGAGTGTTCGTAGCTGCCAGCCCCGTGGTGCCGTCATTAATTTGGGTTTCGAGTGTTTGAGTGTTCGCGGCAAAGGCGTTTAGGTCAATGTCAGACCCATCACCAAGGACGTCATTTAGCTCGGCCTCAACCGCGGTAGTTCGATCTCTGACAGCGCTTATCTGTAAGCCCTGATCACTAACCGTTGCAGATGTGTTGTTGCTCGACACGGCTAAAGATTCAATCGTGACATTCGACCCGTCGCCGTTTACATCATTGATTCTAGATAGCGCAGCACCCGAAGACGTGACGGCAGAGTCCGCGGTTTGCCGGGCGTTTGCCGCAGACTGACTAGCGATATCGATATTGTTTTGTAGCGCTTGGTCACTCGCCGCCGCCGCATCGATAGCCGCTTGAATGCCCGCAACCCGCTCGTTAGTTTCCTGTGCAATTGCTT